TTGGTAGTCGCCGCCGATCGTGTTCGACGCAAACTTAAAGCGCAGTTCACGGCGCTGCGTCTTGAAATAGACGACCTGCTCCTGCGGCGTCTGCGGCGTCTCGACGATGATATGCTCTTCGCTGTAAACTTCAGGGGCGCGGGCGTTAGCGCGGCCGGCGACCTGTACTGTCATGTCGCCAGACTGCACAAAGTCAGGCTCGAGCATAAGCACCTGGAGCGCCTTGTTCTCTTGGCTCATCACCGGCATGGATAGGTCGGCGGTCTCAAAGAACGAGTAGACTGGCTGGAGATCCAGCCCGTCAATCTCATCGGTGCCGACCTCGTGCACCCACAGCTTATACTGGTCGATCTCGCTGTCCTGCGTGACACGGACGTCGTTGCCCTGTGTGATGCGGGTGTCGTTCGCCTCGGTGACGCGGATCTCTTCAGAGCTCACCGTCGGGATGATGCCGGTCATCAGCGGTTTGGGGAAAACGCTGGTGAAGACGCCGGCAGAGCGGCCGCCGTTCGGCAGCTCGCAGTCGTACCAGGTGTTCTCGCGGACATTATAGATCACCGCATGGCTCGGTTCCGTAGCGTCGCCGCGTGGATAGCACCACCATATCTCGCCAAAGCGCGGCACCTTAACCGCGAAGACCTTCTGCCGGTACTGCTGATTGAGACCGTCGAAGAAGTAGTTTTGGTTCATGTCGTTCGGGATTTCGCGCACGACGCCGTTGAAGCTCAGGAAGCGGTCGGTGCCTATCCAGTAGAAGATCCCGTCATACTCGATGACGGTGTTCGACCCCAAGATAGAGGTCTGCGTGCTGATCGTGTCGAATTGGAATACGGCGTCGCCGCCAACGTAGGACGCACGCAGAAGGCTGTCTGCCGACCAGAACAGTCCAGACGGCGCGTTGCCTGGGCCGCCACGCAGTGGCATGGCACGAACGATCTTCTGTCCTGTAATGTTAGCAGCACCAGAACCGGCGCTAGTAAAGTCCGTCGGATCGCCCGGCACAGACCACATGACATAGCCGTTGTCGCCGAAGGCAAAGGTGTAGGGGTGCAGCGCAATGACGCCGCCGGTCAGGCTGTAACCTGTCGGCAGGTTGGTCACTTCAGTCAGAGCAGAAGTGCTGAACAGGCCTCCATAGAAGAGCTGGCCGCCTTCGCTGTTGCAGATGCAGTTAAGGTTCGGCGCGACTTGCGCCACGAGTTGCGTGCCGCCTAAGCCCACTGCCGTGTCGACGTCGAACTGCCACATGTTGGCGTCGTTCTCGGTGAGCGTGGAGGGCGTGCGGTTTGTGATGACCGACGTGTTGAAGCCGCCATCAATGAAAAAACGCTCGACGAAGTTCGCCGAGCCGCTGTGGACATAGGTCAGGTTGTCTTGTGTGTATTCGTGCAGCGCCCTGCTAATCTCGCGCAGGTATTTGCTGATCGAACGGTAACCGCCCATCTTACGCGGCAACCCGCGCTGCCAACGGACCCACTGCCCGTCGACATAAGCGTCGCCTTCAAATTTGGTCCCATCCCGCTTAATGCCGGGTCCAGACCGGATCTGGACGATCTTTTCAGCCATCAGCCGAGCGCCACCGCGAACACGATGGCGTCATTGTTAACTGTGCCACTGACGCCGATGGCCGCCTGCGCTGCCGCCTGGTCGACTGCGGTAAATACCCCGATGCCGACCGTTGTGCCGCCAAGGTTGATACGCGCGGCGCTGGCCGTTGTCGCTCCCGTGCCACCATCGGCAACGCTGATTGGTGTCGATATGCCGCCGGTCTCAGCGTCAACGACGTCAGAGCCGTCGCAATACAGGATGGCGCGAGATCCACGCGTCACCAGAACGCCCGGCGTCTGAGTGTTCGTCCTGACGCGCAGGGTGAACGAGCCGCCCGTTGTGTTATTGTAGACCCAGTATTGTTGCGTCGTCTTCGGCACAATGATCTCGACGTTGCCGGTGATCGCGCCAGTGAACTGATAGGCGATACGGTTTAGCTCGGCGCCCGAGAGCGTGTAGTTGCCGCTCACGCCAGCCAAGTTGATTGACGTGTAGTCAAAGGCAAACACAGCGTTCTGGCCAAGGCCCAGCGTGAACCAGTTCAAACCGTCGGTGATCAGCGTGACGCTGTCGCCGGGCGAGAGAGTGAGGGACGCCGCGCCGTTGACGGTCTCAAGGCCCTGAGGGGTTACGACGCAGTTGCCTGTGCCTTCGTTGCGGACAGCGACGAACCAGTCGTTGCCGACCGACACAGCGGACGGCACCGTGAACGTGCCCAGGCCGCCGTTCCAGACATAGGCTTTGGCGCGATCGGTAAGGCCAGCCGTGTAGCTCGTGTTAAAGAGCGTCACAGGCGTTGACTGAGACAACGTCGAGCCTGTCGCGGCTAAACCGTAACCAGCAAGTGCGGAGGCCTGCGCCTGTGCCGTTGCGGCGCCATAACGGAACACGCGCCATGTGCCCGAGGCCGTGCTGTTGTCGATCAGGTAGATCTGCCACTGCTCACCCTGCGCAATCGACGCCAGGGTGACGCCGGTGCTGCTCTTGATCGTTATCGTCTGCGGGCCGAGGTTGTTGAACAAGATCGTCTGCCCCGTGCCGGTCTGATCAGCCGGCGGCATGAAGACCGAGTAGGAGCCGGTCGGCGTGATGTCGATAATGCTGGCGGCCGGATACTCGGTCGTACTGCTCTCGAGGGGCCACTCAAGCGTCGTATCGGCGGTCAGCGACAGCGCCAGATAGGACACGTCGGACGGGTAGATGGTCGTCCCACCGAAGACCTGTGTGTAGGTGTTGGTCATTAGGCCTCCTTACGAACCGCTGAGCGGTCGAGTATCTTGGCGAGATCTTCGCCGTTAAGCATTGCGGCAGCGCGATCATACATCGACTGCCAAACCGGAATGCGTTCGTCGTTCTTCAGGAACGGCGTCGCCTCAAGCAGCGAGCCGTAAAGCAGGAGCTGCGGCGCGTATTCGGTGAGCCAGTTGGTCTGCACGACGTCGTCCAACAACGGCGGGATTTCGTAGTATAGGATTTCGAACGGGTATTCCGCGTCCGGCGTAGGTGCAATCAGCCAGTGACTGTAGTCATAATCGCTATAGAATATCGGCTCTTCAGTCGCGGTACGATCGGGCCAGTAGCTCAAAAGGTACTCATAGGCGCGGGAGAAGACCACCTTGCGCGTGTTGTTCTGCGTGCCGGTGCCGATGTTGACCGACACGGTGTCGCGCCAGCGGTCGGGCTTGGGGTAGACGGCCTGCCCGACTGCCAAAGTGCCGGTGACGACGTTGATGAAGCCCTGTATCTTGAGCTCACGCGAGATCCGGCGCTCTGCAAGGTTAATCAGGCGCGGGATTTGCTCGTAAACAACAGGGTCAGACGCATAGGAGTTGCCGCGCTCCAAGTAGCGCCGGACGTCCTCCTGGAGCGTCGTAAAGGTCATCGTAGTTGCCATGGCGCAGTCCTATATCAGTTTTTCGAGGGCTTGGACAGGGATACTGCGTCTACCCACGCTTTGATTGTCAAGCGATGTTTTACGCTACAATCCGTATACTTTGCAATGACGTCAGCTTCCCAAAGCGCGCGCTCAGGGTCAATCAGTACGACTGGCGGGTTCTGAAGAGTTGGACACTGCGCCGCTAGGTTTGCCGGTGGTAGCGGCATTGGCGTCACGGACACCGCCTTCGAGCACCCTGCGCAAAGCATCAGAACCAGCGCAATCAACAGGAACGGCAGGAGCCGTTTTGTATATTTCACGTATGGTGTTGGTGCGTTCGGTTGCCACCACATTGGCCTGATCTCGTTCAACTTCATAGGTTTGCGAAACATTGTCTACTACCTCTTGTTGTTTGACCCGCAGCTTCTCCGCCTTTTCCAACGCCTTTGCGTAGGAGGCGTCGCACTGCCAGTCACGAACCTTATACCCAGATGCTGCGCCTATAATCAAAGCGCCTGCTAATCCGTATATCATTATTGGGTTGATTAGAGCCACGTCGCGTACTTCTTCGTCTTTAGGCGGCGGTCGTCAAGGCCATGCGTGCCGCCATTTATCCGCTTTGTCAGCGCAAGGATCGCGCCTTCGCCTGTGCCTTGGTCGCAGATGCTCCACAGCTTGTTGCGGTCGAAGAACCACAGCGCGCTCTCGAAGCAGAGTTCGCCCGCCACAAGGTCTGGGTCGTGCATTACTTGTGGTTGGTTGATGTAGTTTGCGAAGGCTTGGTAGTTGTCTTTGCCAGTGAGCTGGAGGGCGCCTCGGCCTCGGAACTTCCAGCCGTCCCCAGACGCTTCATTGCCATTGCCCATGCGGTTTGCGTATACCCGATTAGCAATCTTTTTTGGCTGACGTTCATACGCCCTAGCCATTGCGTCAGTCGGGAAATACTTACCAAAGATGCCACGTAAACCTTTCGCGCCATAGTTAAGGTTTTCGCTAAAAGCTTTGAAGCCGCCGCTTTCGTGCGCTGTTTGAGCAAAGAAATGCGCTGCACGATTAGGTGACAGCTTATAATAAGCCGCAGCCTTCTTAAATGTGCCCGGGCCGAACGCGCCATCTGCCGTTACTCCTATTTTCTGTTGAAGGTTAATCAGGCTCATTTATCGTCCTTCCGATTATTCCAAAGCTCAAAGAGCGTCTTGATCTTTTCCTCAACCACGGCGAGGCGCACATCCATCTTGGCGAGGATGATGGTCAGCGTAATGAACGCAAGAACAATGGGCCAAAGCTGCCCAATTAGTTCGACAGTGGAAAGATCGCCCGCCATTTACGCCGCCGGATTACGCCAGTCAGGGAAGTCAGCCTCATCGACCACGCCGTCATTATTAGTGTCATAGCGCAAGTCGTTGCGATACTTCTCCCAAGGGGCCATGTCATCGTCATCGTCTTCTTCTACTGGCTCAGGATCAACAGGGCGGATCAACGGTACGCTATTAAATTCACCGACTTCTAACTCCGGTTCCGGCGCTACTGGTTCAGGCTCGCCCTTATCCCGCGCATTGGCATTCAGGCTAAGGCCGCCGAGCAGCCCGACAAGCGCACCGATAATCGTCTGGAAGGCAGGATTGACTGTCTCAAGGATAGCCGCGCTGCTCACAACGTCGTTTGACACAAACAAGCCAACGGCAAGAGCCAGCACAACGACGAGGATAACCGCCGACAGCGTGACAATGGCCACACGAATGACAAACTCAACCGTGTCGTTGACACCGTCCTGCCTGCTTTCAAAACTATTCAGGAAGTTCATCACATTCTCCTTCTGTCTTCTTGGGCTTGATCGAGCCGCTGCCCTGCCCAGCCATTAGTCCTGCCAATGCCCCCACGATGAACGTCGCTATTGGGTTAATCAGCTTAAAAAACTCAGCATCGTTGGGGGACTGCCCCTCCATCGGCTGCGATACAAACACCAGCGAGTATAGCACAGTTGCCACGATGAACGTAAGCGTTAGCGACAGCACGATGCCGACAATGAAGCGAAGCAGTTCCTC